GTGGAGGAATAAACATGGCGACCAAACAAGGGCTATATGCCAACATTCATGCCAAGCAAGAGCGCATCGAGCGCCAAAAGGCTGCGGGTAAGACTCCCGAGCGCATGAGATCGCCAGGCGCAAAGGGCGCACCCACCGCCCAAGCGTTCAAAGAATCTGCCAAGACTGCAAAGAAGAAATAATCATGGCAAAGCACGACAAGCCGATTCCCCACAAAACCACAGGCAAGGGGAAAACCTACAACCCGACTGAAAAAGGTGCGGGAATGACAGCCAAGGGTCGTGCCGAATACAATGCAAAAAACAACTCAAATTTAAAGCCACCCGCCCCAAATCCTAAAACGAAAGCCGATGCTGGTCGCAAAGCATCATTTTGCGCTAGGATGGAGGGGGTAGTAAAAAACGCCAAAGGCCCTGCGGAACGGGCCAAGGCATCCCTCAAAAACTGGAACTGTTAAAGGAAACATCATGACAAACTCAATTGCAACTGGCGTGGCATACCAAGACCCACAACTGAACTTAGTCGCATTTACTGCTTACACAGTAGCAACCGCCCCCGCTGTCAGCCCCGCTGGTCAAGTGGCTTACTTCTCCAATGGCGCAGCAGGAAGCCCCGTGTTGGCTTTCAGCAACGGCACTAACTGGTTGCGTTGCGACACCTTGGCTAACATTGCCGCAAGCTAATGAACGCTGAAAGACTAGCCAACCGCATCGAGGAACTCAGAAGCACTGCCAAACAACATGAGGCAGTGTTAATGCAGATCAGCGGTGCGGTGCAAGAACTCACCAACTTATTGGCTGAACTGTCAAAGGAACAAAATGCCTCTAATAGCATCGATGACCCCCAAGGCACTTAAAGCCAATATCAAGGAAGAAATCGAATCAGGCAAGCCACCCAAGCAAGCGGTGGCAATTGCCTATTCTGTTAAGCGTGAAGCCGAAAAGGATGCGGGTAAAAAGCCCACACCAAAGCCCAAGAAGTCCAAGAAGTAATGCCAACCCTTGCAGACATTTACAGCGCCATTGACTCCGCAAAGCGGAAAGGGGCTGATTTTGTCCGCAATCCAGGCGCAAGTCTGCAACAGATGATTGGCTACGGGGTAGATCGGGCAAATGCTGCAAGAGATCAGCTTTACCAAGCCACTGAGGAAGAAGGTATCAGTTACGGGCCAAAGACTCAGGCATTAGCCAAGCAGATGGCTGCAACATACAACCCAATCGGGATGACCACATGGCATGGATCGCCTCATGTTTTCCAAAAGTTTGATTTAAGCAAGTTGGGAACTGGTGAAGGCGCACAGGCTTACGGGTCTGGAATGTATGTGGCTCAAAATCCCGCAGTAGCTAAAGGCTACCAAGACACATTGGCATACAAAGCATTTGATTTACAGCCAGAAGCACAAAAATTAGGCTTGGAATTACCCGCTGGCACGAGAGGCGAGTTTTTACGCCAAGTTAAAGCAAACAAACCACCAGAGGTTTTGGCTAGACAATTACAAAACGCAAACATTGCAGCTAGGGATTTGCCACAAGAAAAGCTAACGGAATTGTTTAGGGCTTACCAAGAAAAGGGGGGTGGCAATTTATACAAAGTTGATGTCCCTGATACCCACATTCGCAGAATGTTGGATTGGGATGCGCCAATTAAAGAGCAGCCAATGGTTGTGCGTAAACTAGCCAAATCATTGGGTATTGACATGAACGACCTTGGCGGTGATCTATTGGCTAAAGTAGGAAAAGATGAAGCTGGTCGCAAAATCATGCAAGATGCGGGGATTCGTGGCGTTAAGTATTTGGATCAAAACAGCAGACAGCCTGGCACTGCCTCAATGACACCACTCCAAATCAATACACGCATAGATATATTGAAAAAAGATATCGCTTCTGGATTAGGCGATCAAAATAGAATGAAGCAAATCTTATCTTCATTGGAAAAAGAAAAATCTTTATATGAAAATCCAACCCGCAATTTTGTAGTGTTTGACCCAAGTCACATGAAAATTATTGAGCGCAATAGTCAACCAATTAACTAAATAACGACAATTACTTAGGAATCGAATCGAATGGCTGAAAGAGGTGGACAAGTTGGCAATCAGAACGCTGCAAAGAGCAGACTGTTCTATGACAAACTGCGCCTTGTTTTAGTGCAAGAGCCTCACCGCCTAAGAAGTATTGCCGAGCAACTGGTGAGCCAAGCCGAGGCGGGTGAGCCGTGGGCGATTAAAGAGATCATCGACCGAGTGGATGGCAAAGCGGTTCAGGCGACAACGATTGAGAACGCAGATGGAACACCCCTCTTGGGTGGGATTCAAGTCACATTCATTAAGCCCGAATGAGCGATGTAACCGATGCCATTGCCAAGGCAGAGTTTCCCGTTAAGTTGGAAGGTCTGTTCAAAAAGAGCCGTTACAAGGTTCTTTATGGTGGAAGGGGTGGGGCTAAGAGTTGGGGAATTGCTAGAGCATTACTGATCAAAGGCGCAAAAGACCCAATCCGCATACTGTGCGCCCGTGAGTTTCAGACATCCATCAAGGATTCGGTTCATAAGTTACTGTGCGACCAGATCGAGAGCCTTGGGCTTCTCAGCTTCTACGAGATCACCCAAACAAGCATCAGGGGCAGAAACGGCACAGAGTTCAGCTTTGTTGGCCTAAAGAACAATGTCTCAAACATCAAGTCCTATGAGGGCGTTGACATTTGTTGGGTTGAGGAAGCGCAGACCACCAGCCGCTTAAGTTGGAACATCCTGATCCCAACCATCCGAAAGGAAGGCTCTGAGATATGGATCAGCTTCAACCCTGAGTTGGAGACAGACGAGACTTACCAAAGGTTTGTGGCAAACCCACCCGCAGACTGCATCACCATGAAGGTGAATTGGTACGACAACCCTTGGTTTCCCGACACCCTCAAACTTGAGAAAGATGCCCTCAAAGCAAGGGATGAGGAAGCCTACAACCAAGTGTGGGAAGGCTTATGCCGACAGACTGTGGATGGGGCGATCTTTGCCAAAGAGATGCAACAAGCTGAGAAGGATGGGCGCATCTGCCGTGTTCCTTATGACGCTACAAAGCCAGTTCACGCAGTCTTTGACTTGGGATGGTCAGACAGCACAGCTATTTGGTTCTTGCAGTTTGTGGGCATGGAGACCAGGCTAATCCGCTACATTGAGGACAGCCAAAAGACCATCAGTTATTACTTGGCGACCATGCAGACTTATGGTTATGTCTATGACACCATCTGGCTTCCTCATGACGCAGAGAACAAAACCTTGGCAGCAGCGGGGCGGTCAATCGATGACATTGTGAGAGCCGCAGGCTACAAGACTCAGATCATGCCAAGAGTGCCAATCCTAGACTCAATCAATGCCGCAAGGACAATCTTCCCTAATTGCTACTTTGACAGGGAACACACAGCAGATGGCACATGGATTGTTCCACCCTCACCCATCTTCCAATCAAAGTCTCTTTTTGGCGCTTCATAAGCCGCCATGCCTTCCATTTGTGAGGATGGCTTGACTTTGACACCTCTTGGCAGTTGATCGTAAGAGGCTTGCAATTCTGGGTGCTTGATGACGATTGCGCCACCAGTGTTGCGATAGTCTTGAATCTGTAGATTCTTATCGCTGATCTCTTGTCGCCACTGCTTATCTGGGCCTCTAAATGTGCCAGTTTTTTCCCAGATTTCCTCGGCAGTTTTACCCGCTTTTTCTAATTCCAAGGCTTTGGTTGCCATGATCTTGTTAAAAGATGCGGCATTAGGGCCAATGAATATGCCTGTGGGGTTATAGGATTCAGCCAAGGTTTTACCCAACTGACGGGTTTTAGGGCCAAACCCTGCGCCTTCCTCGGCTGCTTGGTAAGTCAGTTCATTTAACGCCCTTGCCCGATCATTGGCATTACCCAACATCTGCTGTAGGCTTGCGCCTGGATTGCGAACAAAGTCAGCCCCTTTCCGCTTTGCGGAGTCGATGGCGCTGTAGATGTCTGCAAGGGTTGGCATTACTTCTTAGATTTTTTGGGCTTTGGTGTGGGCTTTTTACCCGCATCCTTTTGCGCTTCACGCTGAACCGAATAGGCAATTGCCACCGCTTGCTTGGGTGGCTTGCCAGCTTCTATTTCTTCCTTGATATTGGCTCTAAGTGCCTTGGGGGTCATCGATGCTATTAGAGGCATTTTGTTCCTTTGACAGTTCAGCCAATAAGTTGGTGAGTTCTTGCACCGCACCGCTGATCTGCATT